TTTTCTCAAATATAAAAGCTGAAGTGAATAACATTGTACCCATAGCCATTTGACCTCTTGCTTTTGCAATCATTTGTGGGTCATTAGTTAAACCTAATAAGTGTTTCATTCTGTAAGTCATTGCTACAGGACTTCTGTCCACTACTGATTTAGCTAATTGAAATGGTGTTCTAATAAATGGAAACAGTTGTTTTAAAACTGGATATTCATTTACTGCTTCTTGAAACTTTTTAGTGAAACCTGTTAGTTCATTTGTGTAAGTAGCTTCTCTTGCATATCTTAATGCTTCTTCGTTAAGACCTCTACCATGCTCATCAAAACCTGCTTTATAATAATCATCTACAAACTTATCTAACTTTTTACCTTTTAGACCTTCTTGTAAACCATCTCTTGTTGCAATAGCTTGAAGTTTAGAACGATAATTGATTTGCTTAAATGCTTCATCTCCTGCGTTCAATGCTCTAGATGGTAAACGAACAGTATTTCCAAATACACCTGAACCAGTTGCTTTATTAGTTCCTGTATCAATTTTAGACATTCCTTCTTTACCTTCTAAAATTAACTCTCCACGCCTAAACGCTTTGCCACCCATCTTTAAACTTTCAGCTAAATATCTAAATAGTCCTGAGAATGTAGAACCTGCTTCTTGTGATAATTGATTATATCTAGCTACTTTACCTATGTCGCCATCTGCTAAAAATGCTGATATATTAGAACCTAGTTTATCTTCAATAGGTTTAATTAAAGCTGTAATACCATTACCAATAGCATTAACTAATTGAGTTTTAGGATTAGATAAAAGTGCATTAATCCATATTTCATTAAGAACTTCCCATGTATTGTTTTTATATACAAAGTCTAAAATCTGTCTTGTTACATCAGGTCTATCCAAGTCAGTTAATTTTTGCATTAACTTCTCTTTAGAACCTTTTATTTCTTTGCCATCAATTTTACCAAATTCTTCATACTCTCTTAAAGCATATTCTAAATTTTCAGATACTACTTTGCTATCTGCTAATTCTTTTTTAACAATACCTAATGTTCTAAAATTACCACCAGTTGTTGAACCATAATTCATTTTATTTTTCATCATGCCTAAAATGTAATTTAAGGTATCATCAACATCTTTTTGAGTTCTAGTTCCCACTCCCATTTTAACTTGTCTTTGGAAAGCAGGTAATGCTTTAATTAATGAATGAAGCATCATTTCATGTGCGTAAATTAATGGAGATACATTTTTTGTACCTTTACTTAATGAACCAAATTCTTGATAAATTTTATTTACATCTCCACCATAATCTTTAATGGCTTTTCTTTTAATTACTTCATCACTGAATTGATTGTCTACTTTACTAAAATTTTTATATACAGCTTCGTGCATTGCCTTAACTGTTTGAATGAAACTTTTTGTTACAAGTCCACTTTCCATAACATCTATGTTAAGAAAGTTGTGAGGTATACTAAATGCTTCTTCAGCATCTATTTCGCCTTTCTTCCATCTCTCATAGTTTACATTTAAGTCTTTACTTGCAATATTGTTATAAAGAATAACTCTTTTTGCAGGGGTAATTTGTTCTTTAGGTTTGTTTTTTGTAATTCTATTTAACTTTTTAGGATTAAATATTTTATAATTAACAATTCCATCTCCTAAATCATCTAATTTAATTCCATCAAAACCTTGTTGAATTAATTGGTCGTCTAGAAATTTATCACTTTGTTCTCTAGTTGCTAATCTTAAATTATTTTCATCTATAGTTCTTGCTATAATTCTTCCTGATGATGATGCTCCACTAGCACCACTTTCAATTTCAGATTTTAAATTTGTAAACCAGATTGAGCCATCAGCACTTTTTGTTGTATCAAAATCTTTAAATTTTGCACCTGTGCCATGATATATTATTGTTTCTGTAGTGTTGTCCATTGCATCACTAAGAATTTTCATCTTATCTGAAATGGTAGTTGCACCATCTAAAAGTCCTTTTGACTTTTCAATATTTAACTTAGCGTCTTCTATAATTTTAATATCATTGGCAATTAATTTTTCATCAATGTTATTAGAAATATAGCCTTTGCTAACTCTTAAACCTGCCATCAACACATCTGCAAATGCACCTATACCTGCACCTTCAATAGTATTTTTCATTCTACCTTCCCACCAAGTATCGTTAGGGTCGGACTGTAAATAACCTAGCCAAGTATCTGCCATCTCAGGAGAATGTTCTACAATCATGTCTGTCAATCTTCCTGACAATTCATCAAAACCTACAAAGTCTGCAATAGCACCTTGTGTTGTTGCTTTACCAAATTGTTTTAATCTTGTTGATTGAGTGCCAACACCTAAACCTTTTAAGATTTTTCCGCCTGTAACCCAACCTGCTACGAATTGAAATCCGCCTTCTACAAAACTTGCTGTTAGACTTTCAGTGTTATCTTCAGGATTAATTTTATCAGGGTCATAAAAGAGACCTTTAATCTTGCTGTAATCCTTTTTACCTATATTTCCTGAAAATGGATTGATTAGACCTTTAACATTTCCTAGTTTAATTGCTTGGTCGTATGGAACATATTCCATCATTCCATTAGATGCTTCTTTACCATATCTGAAGCCACCTAAATTAGTCTTTTCTCCTAAAGTGTCCCCTAATCCCTCTGCAAGACTACTTGTACTATTTATGAACTTTCTTGATGCTTCATATGGTGCAACTACTGCATTATCAAATAACCAACTGGTTTTTGCACCTTCTGGTCTCCAATCGCCAATCATTCCTGATTGCTCTGCATTGTCTTCAATCTTTTGAGCTTCTTGTGACTGATAACTTTCGTTATTAGCAATATTATCTAATATTTTCTGTTTCTGTTCTTCAGTAATATCATCAGGTACTTCTATAGAAGTTCCATTTGGTAAATCTAATTTCATTATAAGTTATTTTCCTTTGCAAATTGTTCTTTTGTAATTCCATATTTTTCTCTAAAGGGAACTGATTTTAGTATTGACCAGTCAGCAATCTTTTGTGCTAAATCATTAGGTTCATTCTTTAAGTCTTCTTCAGCTTTGTTTGTTTTTTCTTCTAAAAGTTCAACTGAGTTTTTACCTGTAAGTTCAGTTTGACCTTTACCAAACAAGACTTCATATTCTCCAGTTTTCTTCATAAGGAAAATTTGTTTGTCAAACTCTGCATTAAAATCTTCTTGTTTTTGAAGTTCTCCTGTCTTGCCTTCGTATATAGAATTATCAGCATTAGCATCTAACCAAGCTAAAAGTCTTTTTCTTAGGAAGGCTCTAGCTGTAATTGCTTTAGTTACATTTCCACCTAATTTTCCTGAAGATATAGTTTTATCAAAAGCATCAAAACTTCCTGAAATATACAAATCATCAAAATAAACATTACCTTCTAAATTTTGTGCATTTGGAATTACAGTTGTTTTATAAGATTTAAAAGTAGACATTCTTAAATCGCCATCTTTAAATCCTTTATAAGCTAAATCTGATGCTTCTTTATATTCTCTATTTTCAAGATGTTCTTCTATTCGTTTAACAATATTCCCATCATCTTTAGTACCACCACTATATTTTAAACTTTCTTCATATGCTTCTCCTGCAATTCTTTCAGCATCAGTTCTAGATTTATCTTTAGTCCATTGGCTTATATTAAAATCAGGATTTTCTTTTTTAGCTTGTTCTAAGAAGTTGTGAGTATTGACTGTAGCTAATTTATCTTGGTTAGCATCAAACTTAACAATTTCATTTAATTTTTCGTTTTGTTTAGAAATAAGTAAATCTTTTAATTCTTGTTGTTTGTTTTTAAGTCTACCAATATCTGCAACTGTACCTGTGCCAGTTAATAATTTTTGTGGAATATTTTGAATTACTTTTAAAGCAAATTCATAATCGTCTGTTGTTGTTATATAAAGTTCTAAACCATCAAAGATTGTATCAATAGCTCCTCTACCATCTCCTGTAGTATTTAATAAATCTCCTATTTCTTTTTGTAAACCTTCAGAGATTTTATCCCATTTAGTTATACCGCTTTGGATTTCGCCTTCGCTTAATAGGTCTGTATCAAAATTTTTATACTTTTCTATTGTGCCAACAATTCTATCTTTAATTTTACTATCAAAATTTGCATTAAATTCAGCTAATAGGTTTTGCTTATGTCTAGCTTCCATTTGCTGTCGGTAAACTGATGTTTCTTGGAAGAAACTTTTCTCTAATTCTTCTGGTGCAAAGAAACCTAATTCTTTTTCTTTAATATATAATCCAAGTTGCTCTTTATAAAATCTCTCAAAAGCACCTTCTGTAAGGTCTTTCTTAACTCCACTGCCATTATAGTTCTTCTCTACTCTTTCAGAAAACTCATTAGCAAATGAATTAAGTGTTAATTCTTTGTATTTCTCTAAGTAATAAGGATTAGCTTCTTTACCTATTTCTCCATTTTTAACTGCATCTCTAAACTTACCTTTATTTTCAGTATATTCTTTTAATGCTTTAGCTCTTTCAGACTTCTTCATTTTAACTTCAGCACCTAATGATGCTTTTTGTAAGCCACCATTAACAAAGCTATCTAGTGAAGATGTAAATTCTTTTAAACCTGCAGGTAATGGTTGTTCTTGCGGTACATAAAATAAATTAAAGTCAGTTGATAAAACCTTTTGTTCTTCAGGAACAAGATTTAATTCAGGGTTTCGTCTTTCTCTTTTAGCCATTATGTCCACACATCACTGTTAGTGCTTTGAGTTTGTTTCTTCTTTTCTTTACCTGACATCAACCCAGCGTTTTGTCTTTGAAATTCATAAGACATATAAGTGTTGGCTACATTCATTGCTTGTGTAGCAAATAGTAAATTTGAATTTGGTGGTGTTAAATAAGTTTGTTGGCTCTCTTGTCCAAATTGAATTGCTTCTAAATTTCTCTCGTATTGAGAAATATTAATATTCATATTATTTTGAATAGCTGTTTTGTAGTTACCTTCAGTTCTATAATAGTTTGCTAACAAAGCATTTGTTGAACCTGATATTGCTAACCCACCTGCATCTCCTACACCTGCAATATAAGAAGCTCTAGCTCTCCTAGCTTTAATAGTTCCCTTGTAATCTGCTTGTGCTGATTTTTCTAACTCTTGTCTAATTTTTAAACCTGCAGACGCATAACGCATGTTAGCATTTCTCTTTGCCATTTCGTTTTGTCTTTGCTGTCTAGCAAATTCTGCTTTTTGTTGAGCCTTTTGTTGTTTGTATTGTAACCCTGCATTTGCAACTGTTACTACCGCCATTGTTACTGGGTCACACATATAATTATATTCTTATGAACTCATAAAATGGTTCATTCAAAACTCCATATTTTTGTTTGTTGATAAATTTGAAACCACACCATTTTAACCATCTGATGTGTAGTGAATTTCTACAATCCACGAAGTTCCATAAAATTTTGTATTTAGTATTTAGAAAATCTATAACTTTTTTATTTTCTCTTAAAAAAGTATATTGAATATCTTTTAATTTGTCGGTTGCTAATAACCATATTGCTCCAACATTATTTCCCACATCATTAATTCCAAATATTGCTACTGGTTCATTCTGTGGATTTACTATTGTAAAAGATATAGCTGAAAATTTATAACTTAAATGTAATGCTTCATAAGGAAACAAACCACTATTAGCTAAAATTTCTCTTTTATCTTCGAACCTTAATCTTGGTGCTAAATATTTTATATCTTCAAGAGTTGTTAGTCTGAAATGACTATTCCCTTGATGATGCTGTAACATAATAGCCTTGCCAGTTTGCGTTAATAAAATTTGATGGTAAGTGGCTATTGTTTTTTAAAGTTATAGTTAGCTTGTCATTCTCTGACTGAACTGCAAATGTGTAATCTCCATCAGATAAATTAACTACGCCTAAAGCACCTGTACCTGTTGTTGTTCCTGTAAATGATGAAGTTGATGTACTTCTACCTACTGGCACTACTTCTGTAGTAAAATAGCCAGTATCATTATAGGAAACATTCCAATTTCTTATTTGTAATCTTCCTTCTCTTACTGAAATTCTAGAACCACTACTGTCTGCTACTTGGATAAATTGTTGAGAAAATTGAAATGAAAATTCATATTGTTCTCCAATCCATAGGTTAGCACTAGTTAAATTTCCTGAGACAACAATAGATGTACCTGATTGTGATACTATTGAAATCTCTTGTCCTGCTGTATTACTACCACCAACTCTACCAACAATTTTCATATTATTAGTTTTTGTATATGGAATAGTAAATGTGGTTTGATTTGTTCCTGCGTTATATGAAGACGATACACCTGTACTGTCATCTTGAATTTTTCTATCTAAATAAGTTAAATAAGTTGCTGAAGTATCTACTACTGCAGGAGATATATCTAAACTTTCTAAAAATACATCAGTTCCTCTTTGATTGACTATGTATAAAGTGTTTTCAATAAAATCTATATTTAAAATCTTATCTGTACTTGAAGTTCCAAAAGTCCATTTGTGCCATGCACTTTGTAATCTTCTGCCATCTTGTAAATAATATTGATAAACAAACAAAGCATTTTGGTCTGCACTGTTTGAAGATAATGCAATTAAAATATTTTCATTTGTTGCTGAAGCTAATTTAAAAACTCCTGATGGAATATACTTTGGTATGTTAGCTGTAGTGTCATCTGCTTGTTTAGTTCCAGTATCGTCTTTAACAAAAAATTCTCTCATTCCTGTATAGCTACCTTTATTAAAAGGGAAGAATACATTACTACCTGCACCTACTGGTTTACATGCTGTTGAAGTTTCATATTCTGTTGAAGTTTTAATAGCAACATTACCTGCTGTTAAAGAAGCTCCACCTGTAAGCATGAATTGTGTTTGGTCTGAAAATAACAATAGGTCTTCATCAAAACTTATTGCATGTTTAAGTATTGAAACTTTTTTTGCAGTTGATGCTACATCTATTGGGTCAGTATCTAAAGCGTCTGTAACTGTTTCAGGAAAGAAATGAAAAAATTCTCCACTTCTTGACATAACGACATTTTCATCAGCTATAAGACCTAATCTATTTCTATGAAAGAAAATATCATTTATCTTCTTACCTATAAAACTTGGGTCTGGTGCAGAATCTACATCTCCACAAACTCTTAGTCCCCATTCTGGTGTAGTATAATCTACGCTTGAAAGTGTGTAAGTCGTTCCATCTACTTGTGTAAATCTAAAATTACCATCTGCTGTTCTTATTAAAACATGTGGCATCAAATCTTTATCAATAGTTGTTTTAATTGATGGTGCTACTGTTTCTTCCCAAACATCATCTGAGCTACTATATTTTACATAGTAGTTATCAAATGAGTTTGATGCGTCTCCTGTAATTTCTACAACCATGTTGTTAATTGCAGGACTTGGCAAATCGGAAAAATTTTGAACTTTGGAAGCTATGATTTGTGAAGCATCATCTCCAAAACCATCACTAGCTGAAACTGTAAGTGTACCGCTTGATTTAACTATTGAGAAACTTGAAGTCCCTACATTAGTAAATGTAATATTACCTATAGTTCCACAAGCTGATTTAACTCCATCTCTAATACTTTCTGTATTTGTATTTGAACTTGTGAATGAGAATGTACTGCCATCAATAGTGATTGCATACTTTGTGCTATTAACTCCTTGTAATACTGAATAAATAGCTTGTTCTACTTTAGCTGTGCTTGTCGTTGAAGCCATAGCACTAACTTTAGTCTTGTTTAAAATATAAGTGTAATCAGCAACAGTCACAGCAACAAAATCTGTTCTTGGGTCTGATGATGATAAATAGTTAGATGCGTTTGTTTGCATCACAACTGATTTAGTTGCTCCTGCTATTGTTTTAACTTGGATTGCTCCATTAGTAATAACTATAATATATCTCTCATTTATATCTCTATTAATTGTATGAATGTAAGCATTGTTTAATGCTGATGTAGATATTGTTGCTAAATAATTAGTTGGCGGTCTTTTCTTTAAACCTTCTACTACAGAACTGTAACCATTAATTTGTGATGTAGCCTGACTATTTAGTCTTAGAATTTCAGGTTGTTGTGAAACCCCTTGAACCAAATTAGGTATGGTTCTACTGATTAATGGCATTATCTATTAACTATATATTTTTGTAAATCACTATCGAAGATGGTGTTGTCTCCTGTTTGCATTTCTGCTTGTTTCATAACAGCGAGACTTCTTGCTTCATCTTCTGAAGAAAATTTATGTAATGTGTTTGCACCTAAAGTTCTATCGTGAAAAACTCTAGCACTTCTAATTGTAATATATCTTCTTGCTTGTTCAGGAATATCATCAAAACCTAAAAGATAAATTAAAGTATTCTCTGTAAAATCTTGTGTGAATGTATTTAAGTTTGTTGCTAAATTAAAAAGATAACTTCCTCTTTGCACAACATCATAAGAAGATTTATCATATTTATTATTTAGTTCTACTCTAACAACATCAGTACCTATAGGAACTTTGTTATCAGTGTCTCTAGTTAAATCTACTTTGTATTGTGTATTAAAGTGCCAACCTGCTGATTGAACTTCTCTACTTATTTCATTTAAAATATTTTTAGCAGTTGTACCATCTACAGGTAAAGAACCTGTTAAGGTTGATAATGGAGCTTCTCCAATCGTACTTAAAATTGTATTGACTGCTTCTAGTTCAGTCGTTCTTGTTGTTATTGTCATTAAAATGGAAAAAGGTTGTCAAAAAAACTATCAATTTTTCTATCAATCTTTTTAAAAAATTCTTTTATATATTTCATATTATTTAAAACACAGGCGTGGATTGTCTGTGTTAATCTCCACGCCTATGATTTTGTTATAACTATTGAGCTATAATTCTTACTGCACTTTCAGGTCTCAGAATCCCGCTTCCCATTGCAAGTCTAGCTGTCATAAGATTTCCCAATCTTCTAGGGTCGTAAGTATTTTCTAATACTAAATCTTTTAATTTTACGCTACCTACT